GGAGGCTGCTATTACGCACGGGTCTTGGTCGGCAAAGATGGACATGAAGTCCAGCGCAGACTCTTGGCTTCAAGTGCTATCAATGGCCAAAGAAGCAATGGAGGTGCTTTATCTTTGGAATGCTACGTATGAACACGCAGCCCGAGACATTGAACTGGCCATTGACCCCGATGTGGTGCGGTTCGTAATGGATCGTAAACAATAAGCAAACAAAGAAGCCAAATTTATTTTCTGATTTTATTGCACCCAACTTAGGGTCAAGGTATATTGCTTCTACCGACGGGCGACTGGCTCCGAGGGTGTGATAGGGTTGTGCGAGATACCCGCTAAACTTCAGTCTGAGACAAGCTGTTGGACCGGATAAAGCAAGTCCCCTGATAAGAGCGTTGCTCACAGCAACAGGCTGTGCATCCCTTTGTGGTTCCGGTGTCCCCCAGGCAACACGATCAGTCAGCGGCAATTTTTCTCTCTATTGAATCACAAGGAAGGGGGGCATCTGTCTCTTCCTCTTTCTCTCCTCTATCTCTGGCTATCTCTCAAGGCTCCTCCACCAAGGGTGTGATATGTTTAAGACAGGCTACTCCCTACAATTGAGCCAGTCCAAAAACGACCTCCAAAATACCACACGCATTTGAAGAGGGGGTAAGGTGGGCCGCCTAGCACATTTAACCCCTCCAGCCCCCATGAAGATTCGGTGAAGAAAAAGTGGTTAGGGTTTTGAGGCGGGTGTAACCCTATGCACTACCGTTTCCCGTTTCCCGTATCGTTTCGGCCGTTTCCATGGATTCCCTTTCCAGGCCTGGAGAGTTGCTCGGAGTAACTTGCCCGAGAACGTACCTGGAATGCCCGAGAATTGACGCAATGGCCGAACCTATAGGAAGGCACAGGAACGGTATTGGAAGGCCGTACAGAGAACGCGAGAGGCCTATGCAGAAACGTATATATACAGCAAGGCCCGGCCGCCTTTCAGCAACCGGGCCAGGTTTAGGGTTTAGGGTTTAGGTTCAGTCCATCGGGAACGTTTCCATCAATTCGGCCAGCTCTATAACGGAATCCTGATTTACCAGGAACGATCCGTTCAAACGGAGGATCAGGCCGTTATCTATCGCGAACCGAATGTTACGTGACTGTGTACCGGTTGAAGGTTTCAGCCCGGCATTTAGGAACGCGGCCGTCGCATCAGCCAGGGATTCGGCGTCCCATTCGTGGCCGTCCAGTATTGCAAAAGCTTCTATGTTGTTCATTTAGGTTTCCTCCTTTATTTGTCAGTTAAGTACGGGAAGTTGAATCACGAACCCGGATTGATCCTTCCGGGCCGCTCCCTTAGCCCTGAGGCCGGCAATAACTCCTTTCGGTTCCAGGAACCGGAGATCCGTCGTATCGGCATCCACTACCGGGAATCCGTTCCATTCGGCCGGGAGTTCCTGGCCTTTCGGAGTATTGAATACAACGGCTACACGGGAACGGCCCATGGCCTGGACTATATCGGCCCGGTTCATTCCATCCGCGTAACTGAATGTTAGGTCGTAATTCCGCGGAAGGTTGGAACGCTTCTCCAGAGGATATTTCGTGTAATCGTAAAACTGCACGTTCGGGAATAGCTGGAACACGTTCGGAGCTGATCCCTTCCGGCTATCTTTCACGGGAACGCGTTCCCATGGGATATCGGACGTTCCGTTAAGCCTTACGACCGGCGTGAGGCCTTCCCTGGCCGCTTTACGTTCTAGGGCCTGGATTGAATAGACCAGGTCAGCCATGAAGGTATCACGCTCTCGGAAGAATCGTTCCGTCTTAGCCTTCCGGGCCTGCTGTACCGAATTGAATCCACCTCGGCCGGCCGTATATAGGCAAGCGGCCGTACATCCCTTGGAACGGTATCGGCATACCTCCCGGCCGGATTCCTTAGCCGGAGCCAGGTATAGGATTCCAGTTAGGAATCCGCGGGCCGTTCCCTTGGACGTTTTCGCGTCTACATTTACTGAAAGGATATTCTTAGCCATGGATCCGTTCCTCCGTTGGATTGACTTCGTAGGTTGCCACGTGGGACGTATTATCAACGTTAATAAGCCGAATCAGCTTTTCGGCCCACAACTTGCGAACGGCCGCGGCCTCTGATTTAGTACAGCTGATCCAATTGATATATATCGGACGGCCGCTGATCAGCCGTGAAAGGTATTCTGAGTGTTTACTTTGCATCTTTTCAGGCCCTCCGGCCGGTTTTAGTTTACTCGGTTGTATGTTGTAACGTCGGCAATTTCAGCGGAATGGATATCAATCAACGTCCATTCCAGACAAGCGCCCTTTATATAGCGAAATTCAAGGCCGTCCTCCGTTTCTACTAAGATCCGTTCCTGGTCTGTACAGACTTCCACGAAATCGGGAGCGGTTTCTGCAGTCAAGCGGCCAATTGAGAACGAAAGGATACAAACCAAAGCCCAAGACACAGCGAGAATATATACAGTTGTCGTTTTCATGATTTCAGGCCCTCCGGCCGGTTTTACTGTTATTTGCTAAAACGACAAGTTTCGGTTCCGTCGTTCCACTCAATACACGTTATCTTCCCTTTCTCCGTCCAGGATTTCGCTTCACGTGGAGTCTCATGTATTGCGATTCCAAATACAATAGTAAGAAGGACAACTACAAAGCCCATTCCTCCAAACAACCATTTATCATCTTGTCTCATTTTGTCAGGCCTTCCGGCCGGTTTCGTTAGTAACTGTTCCAATAATACAGAGGCCGTTTCATATTGCAAAATAATATTCGCACCAAGTGCCATCTTCATCATTTCTTCATATTAGGCCTAATCTGCGGCCGGCTATAGTCCAGGTATGAGTCAGCGAAACCGATACCGAACCGGGCTAGGCCGGCCTATAGCGAATCCGGGCCACCGAATCCAGGTCTTCACACAATCTTCATCAAATCTTCACATTCACCGAATCTTAACAATCGGGATCGCCCATTTTGGACCCCCCACCCAAAAAAGAGGCCCGAAAAAAGAGGCCCCGAAAAAAAGGCCCCGAAAACCCCCCACCGAAAAAACCGGGCGGTAAAATTCATCACAATCATTTTCCCTTAGGGTTGTGAATCGTGAATGTGCAGATTGCGTGAATTGACCAGGGTATACCGAAAAAACATTTGCGTGGTGCAAACGGATAGCGTAGTATTGCATCGTCACACAACAGCGCGGAGGCGCAGGAAAAATGACATTATACGAACGCATCAAGCCCGCTTGCCTTGACAGGATCAATGAGGAGCGGGAAAAATACCCGCACATCCATGCGGAGATGATAGAGGCCCTAAAGTCCCATGAGTTTTATATAAACATGAAGTACTCAGACGTACTTTCTCTTGAGGCATCCGTAGGACAGCCTGTGCATGAAATGTTTTACCCGTCAAAATTGGTGTCACAATGATAGGATATTCTGCACATGGCGTGGGACCACTATCCCCGCCGTCACCAACCATACCTTGCCGTATCTGCGAGTGCCACGTTTACAGCTATGACCAGTTAGAAAACGGTCTATGCGATATATGCGTAGAGGAATACGTCTGCATTGAGTGTGGCGAAGAAACAGAAACAACAAACAAGCACGGAGTATGTGCGGAGTGCGAACATGAAAACCATTGAACAGGAGATCAACGAAGCCACAGCCCGATGGGGCGTAAAGCATGACGCAGAAAAATGCCCAGCTTGCAACGGGTCCGGTGAGGATCTGTACAGCGGTGATCGCTGTGGCGATTGCCGTGGCAAGGGCTACATAATCACGGAGGTGTCATAATGAGCATCAAGCACCCAGTGCCCGAAGATCCGCTCACAGAGTGGTTCTTTTGGGTAGACCAAAAAAAGTCAACCATCAAAGACAAGGTTAAACATATGTTTAGCCGCATATGGAGGCGGAGAAAATGACTTTTGCTGAGTTATTCTCAACCATAGCAAAAATCCTCGTCATCGTCGCTGTAACAGCCGCTGTGCTGTTAGGAGCAGGATACGTAGGGTACACCATAGGCCAGTCAAACGGAGCCGTACAGGGCTACTTGGAGACGATGGACTATCTTAACGGACTACCAACATCGGAGGTATGCAAATGAGTTGCACAAAGACAATCGCACAGATTCAGGAAGAGCTTGCACAGCCGTGGCCCACACGCGAAAAAAGCAAGCGCCTGAAGGGCAATACGATCACGTACATACCGTGGTATGAGGCTGTCAGCATTATGAACCACGTTACAGAAGGTCATTGGGACTACCGTATTGTAAAGTCGGGACACAACGAGATTAGCGGTAAGTTTGAAATGGTTGTAGGTGTCACCCTATATGCAAGTGACGGCGCGATCTACCGCGAAGGCACAGGTAGTGAGGACAGCAGTACCGACAACTACGGAGACTATCAGAGCATCGCTGAAAGCATGGCGTTGCGCCGAGCCTTGACGAAGTTCCAACTGGGCATTTATATGTACCGCAAATAGGAGGAGACATGAAAGCATTGAGAATGGACAAGCTCAGGGCTATGCGGGAAGAGCATGGCATGAGCCGTGGTCACTTGGCAGACCTTATGGGCGTTGGCGAGTCTACGCTTGCCTGTTGGGAACTGGGTCATCGTGAGCCACGATATGAGCATCTTGTACAATGGTGCAACGCAATGCACACAACACCAAATGACATCTTAGAGGGGGTACAAAAAAATGGCTGAGAACTTGGCATGGATCAAGTTCTTCGTGGGGGACTGGCGTAGAGATCCGAAGGTCGCTATGCTGTCAGCATCAGGTCGCGGTGTATGGTTGGAGATGATTCTGACCATGCACGACCTGTCTGACTACAAGATAGAAGGCACCGTTAGAGAGGTCGCACGGATGTGCCACCTTGATATGGCAGAGGTTCAGTCAGCCCTACAAGAACTGGAAAGGCACGAAGTTGCCGAAGTAGAGTGGCATAACGATTCCGTTACGGGTGAGGCGATTGTAACAGTCGTGTCACGCCGTCTTGAGAGGGAGGAAAAAACCCGCTCAGATGCACGGGAACGCCAAAAAAGGTACAGAGAGAAAAAGAAGTCACAAGAGAATAACACAATAGTTCCTTCTGACTCTGACTCTGACTCTGATTCTAATAAGAATAAAAAGGTATACAATCCGAAGAAGGAGCATTTAGAAGCCATCTATGCCGCGTATCCAAGGAAGATTGGGAAGAAGGCGGCAATAGATAAGATCAGGGTAGCCTTGCAGGGTCTGCATGAGGAGCATGGGGAGGAGAACTTCTCCTACCTGCTTGACAGGACACGGAAGTTTGCTAACAGCCCTGCCGGGAAAAGAGGGGAGTTTACCCCACACCCGTCAACATGGTACAACCAAGGGCGGTACTTGGATGACCCGAATGAGTGGCACCGCGTAGACACAGAGCCGAAGAAACCCTATCAGCAACAACAGCAACCAGTTAGATCACGCGGGAGGACGTACCTTGGTTAATGGACTACAAAGAAAAGCTGTGGCTACAACGACTGACAAAAGGGTACAGCCGAAAAAAACTGGGACAAATGATTGGCAAGCGTGGCGATTCCGTCAAAGACTGGGAAACTGGGCGATTTGCTCCAAGCAATTTTCTTGATTATATTCGGTGGTGCCGTGCGCTTGACATGGACCCGATGCAAACCATAGAGGACGATGAATCACTTTGAAGAGTTTAGAAAAGAGGCAGAGGCCATATGCCAAAGGATCACAGGCAAGACCGTTGATGAATGGGACGCTGTCTTTGCCAAGAGGCGGGCAAACGGCCTTCGGGCAGGAAAATTGTCTCCAGACCGCATTATGTCGGAAAAGGAGGCTGATGGTTTTATGCGGTACTACGGACTCAGTGACGGCGACATTGAGCGCGTCCTTTTGAAAAAGAGCGACTTTGAGGTTCCTATGCCATATGATCTCAAAAAGATGGAGAAAGTGGTGTGCCGTGATCAGGAAAAGTGGAGCAAATTTGATGAACAGCATCAGCACTCATATCTTGGCCCAATGAAGCCTGAGCTTCTTACGGTAATCGCATATCGTCCCGTAGCGGACTTAAACAACAGGAGGTTTGAATGACACTATCTGAAATCGTGGGCGGAAACCCGTTAAAGAACATACAAAGGCTTGATATCAGTCAAGAAGAGTACTTCGCCATTGATGCGTACAGTAGCACGGACCTGCGAACCCTATATGCAGACCGGGGTCAGCCCTACGGGATGGCGCAGAAAAAAGCAGGTGATTACGTAGAGACGGATGCCATGCTGCTTGGATCTGCGATTGACTGCATGATCACGGAGCCAAAAGAGTTTGACAACCGATTTGTAGAGGCTCCACGCTCTGCCATCACGCCAAACACAGCATTGCAACAGAAGGTGTGCGATGAGATCCTGCGCGGCACAGACCCGGCAGAAGCACACGCCATGCACTACAAGAACAGCGGAGAAAAAGCCGTTGCCCAGTTCATGGAGTCCTTTGAGAACTACATAGCCCTGAACAAGCTGGTAAACCTTGGCGAAGGCACACCGCGTCGCATACTATCAGCCGATCTTGCAGAACGTGCGCGAGAAGCCGTCTCAGCGGCCCGTCAGCACACGCAGTTCGTGGAGATAGTCAAGGGTAGCGATAAGCAGGTTGCGTTTGTTGCAGAGGCATTTGGAGTGCAATGGAAGGGCCTGTTGGATTTCTACCGCCCAGGCTACGTCACAGACCTTAAAACAACGTCTGATTTCCTTGGCATTCGGTCTAACTTCAACCGCCGCGCCTACGCCATTCAGATGCGCCTATACTCATGGCTGGCAGAGGCTCACACAGCGGAGCATTTCTACATTGAGACGGATGCTCCGTATCGGACCAAGCTGACCGACGAGCCGACTGCCTTGATGAATGAGGATTTCTGGATAGAAAAAACGCTTGAGATGATGCAACGCATCGCTCATCACCACAAAAGCGGCGACTGGCTGCGTAGCATGGAGTACCATACCAATGGTGGATATGAACGCCTTTAATATGTACCTCAAGGCGGTGCTGATGCTCTTGTCCATAGGCATCTTGGCTATCGTCTTTGTTACCTTTGTTCGCGTAGTGTGGATGCTGTCATGGCTCCTCTTTGGGACTGTGGGCGCATACGTGCTAACCGTGCTGGCAATTTTATCAATGGCATATACAATCTATGGCTACCAAGCAGAAGCAACGCGGGAATCAGGCTGAGAAGTATGTCATTGACACAGCCCTTGAAAAGGGCATAGAGTCGCAACGTGCCTGGGGAAGCGATGGCAGGAGCATGGGTCTTACCGCCGCTGATGACGGCCTGATAGGCTGGTATCGCTGGCAGTGTAAGCGGTTTATGCACAAGTATGTGCCGAAGTGGTTTATCACGAACGTCATAGACTACCTATCCGGAGACATTGACATCGTAACCATCTACGTGGACAAGGCCAAGGGGCACCCAAGGAAGGTCTACGTAGTGCAAGAGTACGAGTCCTGGCTCAACCTAAAAAGAATGGCAACGCTATATGGGAAGCCTGACGATAGAGATGGTGGACGGACCCCGGAAGGGTGACTCCATTACGCTCAAGAACGCATGGGAATATCCAGAGGTGCATCTTGCGCCGTACAAGGATGAGAACGGCGATATGAAAATCGCTGAATACCGGGCGGAAAGACTGCCCAGAAACGTGTTAAAAAAGGAGGGATCAAAAATTGTCTACCGACACATTAAAGGCACATGAAGTTGTCTACATCAGCAATGCCTGTAAGAGGGCTATCAAATTGGCATATGCAGACCTCATTGAAATGAAGAAAGCATACTTGGAAGCAAAGACCTACTGGGAGGACTCCGGTTCGGGTGCGGAGCATCATTGGTATTGGAAGGGGTCAGCAGACACCATAGAGAGCATCATTACTTCAAGTCGCAGACATATGCTTGCGGAGTTGAGGCAGATGGGGCTGGACAAAAAGATGCTTTACATGATGTACGGCGCACAAAAGTACGCCGACTATTACGATGCAGTAGTAGCTGGGGATGAAGCCCCACTTGAGTTCAAGGTTAGCAAGGGGGTAGCTGAAGATGAGTAGCAAATCATACATCAATGACTATGTGCGTTTCAGGACGGCTATACAAGCAGTATCAAATGTCACTGGCGTAAAAAGGCGGCACATCCTTGGCCAAAGGAGATTCCGTCACTATACCGATGCAAGGCATATGGCCATGCTATTGACAAGGCAGTCAACGAAACTTAGCCTGACCAGTATAGGAAGGTTGTTTGGAAGGGATCACTCAACGATTATCCATGCAATAAACTCTATGCGAGATATTATGGATATATCAGAAGAGCATAGCAGCAGGTTCAGCGAGGTTATTAATGAGTATTATAGGCTTATCAAGGAGCTGCAACCCGATGCAATAGAGGTGATCGTAGAATGAAAGGTCACAAGGCGTTTGTACGCGATATAAAAAGAAGTGAGCTTTCTGTACAAAAAGTGTTGCGTGAGATACTCAGCATGGGCTACAAGGCCCATGCCCCGGAGACGGTAATCTCACCAACCTACGAAAGCAGATGGGATTACGTTGACGACGGGGACATTCATATGCAGGACGGTAGGATTGTCCAGGTTAAGCATAGCCGAACGGACTTTACTTGGAGCTGGCCTTACAAGGACATGATAGTAGACGAATGGTACAAGGCTTTTAAGTATGTTCCAGAGGTTGAGTACATCATTGTAAACCCTCCTATGACACACTACATTGTAGTACACGGTGCAACGCATGAGATGTGGAAGCACAAAAAAATGTTTGACCGCACCTACCAGGCAGAAAGGGAGTTTGCAATGGCTCCGAAGTCAATACTAAACCACTATCAATTCCGTGACTAAAAAAGAGTACCAAGCAATGATGGAGGAGACGCTGGCTGAGATACAGCAAATTCTCCATGCGAAGAACCACGACTACACAGCAGGGTCACCAGACCCATTTGCCAACTTTCGCCTTGCGGAACTGGAGGGCGTAGATCCTGTCAAAGGGGTGATGGTACGGGTTTCTGACAAGATGCAGCGTCTAAGAGCCTTTATCAGGAGTGGAAAACTGCTTGTAAAGGGCGAATCCTTTGAGGATGCCATACATGACATCATCGGCTACATGATCCTCATCAAGGGGATGCTAATACAGAAAAGCAATGACAAAGATCGGGATAGCAGTACCAGTCTGGGGTAGGCCCCGGATGCGCTACGCATTTCTAAAGCACATGAAGGAACACGAGGCTCATGCCGCACAACGCGGCTTGGGCCTTCGTACGTACGTGGCTGGCTCAGAGGGTGAGGAGACACGCAGTGAGGCACAGAACCTTGGTCATCACTACGTGGAGATAGCCAATGATCCGCTTGGTGCCAAGTTCAACGCAGCCGTCAACATGGCTTTGGAGGATGGCGTGGACTACGTGCTTATTATGGGGTCAGACACCTTCTTTATGCCGAGCCTATGGGACCAGTACCGTGACCTTATTCGCTTAGGCATGAAGTATGTTGGCATCCGCGACCTGTATATGTGGGACTGGAACAACAACGATGCAAGGTACTGGAAGGGATACAGGGGAGATCGCTTTTTAGAGCCGATAGGATGCGGTAGGCTGATACACAGGTCCCTAATTAAGGGTGACCTGTACGACAACCACCGCAACAAGTCATTGGATGCGTCTGCGTCACGACGATTGCCGAATGCAACAGTTATATCGTGTCGCCAAGACCTGCTTGTGTCATGCAAGGAGGAACTATCCATTACACCTATTACGCGCTTCCCAGACGCGGAGCGAGTAGACCACACCATGTTTACACCCCTAATACCATGAAAATCGTCATACCTGCCTACGGTCGCCACGAGCTAACCCGCCGCGTAGCCCTGTACTACGACGACCTTGGCTACGATGCCATTATAGTAGAAACGCCCGACGAGGATGGGAACCTGTCAGGCGTAGAGGACAAGGTGGTTGCACAGCACCAAGATGAGGATGGCAATGTATTGGTGGGCAGGAAGTTTAACGACGCACTAAAGTATGCCGCTAACTTTGACGACGATGTGGTCCTAACGGGTAGCGACTCCCTGCTATCACCTGCATACCTGAAGCACCTTGACTCCTACAAGGAGGACTACCTTGAGATCAGCGGGTGCCACTTCTTTGACCCAAAGGAGAAACAGGTAACCTTTATAGACAAATTCCTGTGTGGCAGCGGCAAGTACATGAGCAAGCGCATGATGGACAACTGCGATTGGTCACCCTACGATGACACAAGGGGCCGCAATGTTGACGCTGGCCCGAAGAGTTGCATCCCCGACGGCAGCCGCAGGAACTCATACAACAGCACCCGCACCTTCCCCGCCTGTCTTGAGATCCGCAACAGCGAGAATATGTGGAGTCTCGGGTGGGTTCAGTCTCAGCCCGCTGCGACCATACTGAGCGTTCACGAGACGCGCACCATCTTTCAGCATGACTATCGCCAGAAGGTTGATTGGTGGACATTACGCTGAGGCCAGTGTATTTCGGCGTTGATCTGTGGTCTTATCTGACACCCTGCTTCGGCTGAAGCCATTGCAGTCCGTGCATTTGTACAAGCGGTAGCGTGTGGCACTGCTGTATACGTGCTTCTCTACTGCCTCTACATTGTTACTACCGCACTTGACGCATTTCACCTGCTCATTCTGACTGTACAGGGACACGTTAGGATGTGACTTGTCATATGGGCGCACCTTGAGGTACAGCTCCTCTAATAGAAGGACATCCTGCTCATTGTAGCGGATCATCGTGTCAAAGGCATTTTGGTCCCCGTCAAGGCACCTGATCCACAGGCTCATGCCCTCATGCTCCATCTTCCTGCCGATGCCAAGGTCTTGGCCCAGCTCGTCAAGCCTGTTGCTGTCAAAACCGAAGTACCTGCGGGCAATCTTCAGCGTGTCAATGCTCTTGTAGGGGCTGGTAGGGGGCAGTCCGTGCGATAGGAAGCGGGCATTCATCATCTTGATGTCAAAGCGGTCGCCGTTATGGGCAATCACAATATCCGCATCATCAAGTAGGTGCCACAGTGACTCGCACACCTTGAAGTCATCCTGCATATTACCATAGGCGAGTATGCTATCAGACATCACATCCTGTTCGCCAAGCCACTTGGCAGCCCACGTAAGGATCTTGCCCGGCTTCTCAATGACCATCTCCTTGTTGATGTAGGTGGTCTTTCTGCGCCAGTAGAAGCAAGTGCCGGGAGCCGTCTCAATGTCAAAGACCAGCACCTTTGGCTGTCCCCTCTTTATGTCATTCCTTGATATGAAGTCGTGTAGCGTAGACTTCGGAATGCCAATGGCTTCGGCTATGTCCCTGATAGAGAGCTGTGTCTCTGTATAGAGTTTCTTGGCCCGCTCTTTCCATTCGTCCATTATCCGTTCCACCGACGCATACTGCGCCATACGTCAAGATGAATGAACCTATTCTGTTCGTAGATGCCTATGCCGCCAACGTCAAGGTCCTCGGCAAACTCTGCTATCCGCTTCAGGCTTACGCCACGAACAACAATGTCGGCGGCCATGCCCTTCTTATGCGTACTGTTCTTACTACCACCCACCAGCTCATTGTAGTCAGCAGTCCTATATGCAGATAGGATATGCACAGGCTTACCGAAGTGCGTCCTAATCGTCTGCAAGAGTGCTACCAATGCGGGGTGAATCAGCACTACATCTGCGCCATCGCTGCAAGCGAACTCACTCAAAACAAAATTATCGGCAAGCGCAAGGTCCCCGCCATTCCGTGACAGCGAGAACTCCTGCACTTCCGATAACGATGCTTCACAGAACATAGTTCAGTGTTTAGGTTCCGTGAATATACACAAAGATATTAACCGTTGTCAACATCTTCGGCTGGCTTCCCTTCTGGGATCAGCATGGCGGCAACAGCAGCAAGAGCCGTGATAGCCTCCCAGATAACCTGAAGCTCTTCCATGCCGATGGGCAGGAACTGGGCAATGATAGCAAGGCCAGCCCATGTAGAGGCTTCTTTCAGTCGGTCAAGTAGTTTCTTAATCATCGTAGGTAGTACGGTTGGTGGTACAAGTGCCGCCACAGGAATCTGCTCCGGTGGGTGCGGCTTTATCTTCTCAAGCATTACTTCTTCTTACGCTTGTAAGACTTCATCTTGGTTTTCTTAGCGTATTTACCGTAGGGCATAGTGTCCTCGTTGTTTTGGTTACCACATCTTGCACGACCAGTAGCGCGGCGTAAAAACGTCCTTCGCTGTGTCGCACTTGTGTCTTGCACGAAAAGAAGCACGACGCTCAGGGTTGCTTTTCTTGATCCGCATATTGGGATCGCCGAAGCGTACCAGCTTTACTTGGTCGCCCTTCTTCGCCAGCACCGCAAACTTCTTACGCTCTCCCGGTGTCCTTTTCGGCTTGTTGTATCCGCTGAAGGTTTCGCCCCGGTAGAGTAGTCGTCCGCCTTTGGTTTTTGAGACATCCTTTGTCGTTGCCATGGTTCTAATCGTCTATGTTCCAACCACGGTTCTGCGCTATCTCATAGGCATTGTCTGCCCGAACACGCGCCCGCTGGTAGGTATCTATGGTCCTCTCCCTGATGTAGTCAGCCGTCATCTTGGCTGGCTCACCGTTGAGAGTGCGATATTCAACCTCACCTGCCACCACGCTACGGATAATCAGGCCGTCACCCGTATAGTGGATTGATGCCACCGATCCTCCATTGAAAAGCGGCAAAAAAACCTCTGCATCCTCATCATAGGCGCGAACGAAAGACGGCTCATCCATGTCAAGGAAGTCGCCAATACGACCTACCAGCTCGTTGAGCAGCTCAAGCTCTTCGTCGCTGAAATCAGACATATCCATGCTTTTCTGTGCCTATAAAAAGTGTGAAAAAGTAGGCGGGACTCACCCCCCGGCAGGTGAGGGATCAGGGGTTTGGGGGTGGCCCGCCTTAGTCTTGTACTTGGTTCTCAGTAAACAGCCAAGCGATGGCAAGCTCTTGCTCACCAGTGATCCCGTCGGCGAACTCCATGAGTTCCTCTGAGAATGTATATGGCGTGTACTCAACCATCTCATCTGTGCTGATCAGGAAGTCCTCAAAGCGCCCATAGAAAGCGTCGCCATCGGGCGGTCCCTCGCTTCCGGGAGAAGGCTCCCACTTATGCTCCTCTCTATCAGCCTTAATCCACTCAATGATGTCATCCCAGAATGGCTGCATCTGCTTGACGTTGTGCTTACAACGGCGACGCAGTTTGCCGCTCTCGCTTGTCATAAAGAGCTTCTCAAGGATTGGCTTGCTTCTCCAGATTGTGGCGTACTGTATTTTCATTGATCCCTCGGTTTAGTTACTTATTATAGCCGCCTGTACCAACAGGTTCTCGTTATACAAATATCTCTTGGCGATTAAGACATCGCTTGTCCCAAACCCACAAATCATGCCCTGCTTGCATGATGCGATCACTCATTGTTGCATCGGCAGACTTCGTGCAATTTCCAAGTGTGTCGTGCTGGTATTCAAACGGTCGCGTGTCGGCAATCGCTTCAGCAACGTCCCGCCTCATGAAAAGACACCCGGTCCCTATGAAATCAGTCTGCATAAATTGTCCATCTCGCCGAATTTCCTTGCCACAAATTTCCTCTATTTTCATGCCCATTGGTCGCATCATGGATGCTGAAAACACGGAACGGTCAAAGGGAACATGAGCCATTTCAAACTGTGGTAAAGCATAGTGATTCAGCATCAGCCACCACTCGGCATCAGAACTAAGAAACGTACGTAGTGACTCCATTTTAGATCGCTCACGAGGCTTAGCCTCAATCAAAGAAAAATAAAGGTTATCCTGATTGACCAACCACTCAACAAGGGGGTTTCCGACGAACCCCGGTGTTACAACTGTGGCAAGGACATTCACTTGGTATTGAGGTTTGGTTTATTTTTGCCCGCCTTTCTTTACTGGGCTTTTTTTGCTAAGTCTGCTGCCAGATTCTTGCACTTAATCTTAATCGCATTTTTTAGGTCATCAAGTGTGGCGTGTTCGCTTTCTTCGCGTAAAATCAAGTCTTTGTCATTATCAACATAATCATCTATCTCAATACCCGCCTCTTCTTCTGTTAGCTCGGCATATCCCGTTTGGGAAAAATCAAAATCATTAGGAACCATGCTTACGCAATGCTCTATCTCTTGGCCCTTGTTTTCATAGTAAATGACTTGATGCAGATATGGGTCATAGCCCTCTGGGTATATATAACTTGTACCCAAATTAGAGCGATTTTTATTGATTTTAACTTGACAGTATTTCATTTTTTATGCGTTGTTGATTACTGCGTAGGCAGTTCCTGAAAATGCTCCTCCAGATGCTGGTATTTTTAATGCCACGCCAGATGGACTGGCACCGGGTGAAGCAAAACTGCTGCTTATAGTAGAGGTGATCCCACTATGCACATATATTTTATCGGCTGAACTATCAGCTGATACAAGGTTGTCATTATTGTCTATCGCCAAGCCAGTAGGACTAATATACGGCGCAGAAAAACTGGTGGTTATAGTAGAAGTAATACCGCTGTGCTTATATATCTTATCGCTTGATGCATCTACGTGGATAAGGTTTCCGCTACTGTCTACCGCCAAACCTCTCGGTATGCCAGACGGTGAAGCAAAACTGGTGGTTATAGAAGCGGTAATTCCGCTATGTTTATATATCTTATCGGCCGATACGTCAGACGAGATAAGGTTGTTACTACCGTCTACTGTCAATCCTTGCGGAGACGCACCCGGTGAAGAAAAACTGGTGCTTATTGTAGAGGTAATGCCACTATGCTTATATATTTTATCGCCTGAATAGTCAGTTGAGATAAGGTTTCCGCTACTGTCTAACGCCAAGCCAGACGGATTTATATACGGTGAAGCAAAGCTGCTGCTTATAGTAGAGGTAATCCCACTGTGTAAGTATATCTTATCAGAGTCAGCATCAGACGAGATAAGCGTTGGACTGCTGGCTACTGATCTTATGTCAAGATCAGAGGAGGGCGCGAATATCCGTGTGACAAGAGCATGCCCCCCCGGAAAGGATTCTTGCTCTGACCCATCCACATCTATTGCTATGGAACCTTCAGTTACACCAGAAGCATCAATAATGACCTGTGTAATTGTTTCCGATGCAAGCCCATCCAAGGCGGCCCATGTTTCGGCCGTGGTAAATTTATGAGACTGAAAGTTAGATCCACCGCCAGCACCAATCTCTACTACGCTGCTGTCATTCTTCCCAAGAAAGAGTTTGCCGTCAGCAGTATTAGCAGCCAGCTCTCCTCCTGCAAGGGAACTTGGTACTGCACTCGCGGTGCTACTACGCTTAACTTTAATCGTACTTGCCATTAGTAACTTCCACCGTCAATGGTTGCATTAACCGCAACAAACGTTGGGCTTGAGGTTGTCAAAAGGTCTTGGTCTGCAAAGGCGGCGTTAGCATACGGCAGATTGCCCGTAACGTCAGTTGTCAAATCAATTTGACCAAGGGTGATCTGCTGACCACTGAGGGTGAGGTAGTCATAGCTACCCGCCAGCGTAACATCCGTTGAGTTGTCGGTACCTGCTGCATCTACTCCAAGGGCAGTGCGGGCATCAGCCGCCGTTGTGGACCCTGTCCCGCCGTTGGCTACTGGCAATGCACCAGTAACATCTGTAGTTAAATCAATCTGGCCTAACGTAATTTGCTGACCGCTCAGGGTCAGGTAGTCATACGTTCCCGCCAGTGTTACGTCGGTAGAGTTATCGGTTCCTGCGGCATCTACGCCCAAGGCAGTACGAGCAGCGGAGGCAGTGGTTGCCCCTGTACCACCTAACGAAATAGGCACCGTGCCAGCAGTAATCTCCTGCCCTGTGATGCTGAGGTAGTTGCCAGTTACCGTTGCAAGAGTAACATCGGTACTGTTATCCGTACCTGCTTGGTCAACGTCAAGAGCAGTTCTTGCGGCGGATGCCGTGGTAGCACCTGTACCGCCAAGGGACACAGGCACCGTTCCAGCCGTGATCTCCTGCCCTGTAATGGTCAAGTAGTTGCTGCTTACCGTGGCGAGTGTGACATCCGTACTGTTGTCGGTACCAGCAGGATCAACACCCAGAGCAGTACGTGCGCCAGAGGCCGTGGTAGACCCGGTACCGCCATTAGAAACAGGCAGTGCGCCCGTTACATCTGTGGTAAGATCAACAGACCCAAGGGTAAGCTGCTGGCCGCTAATTGTGATGTAGTCAAGTCCCGCAGCAATAGTTACATCAGTGGAGTTGTCAGTCCCTGCCTGATCAACGTCAAGTGCAGTCCTTGCGCCAGCCGCTGTGGTGGCACCCGTACCACCAAGAGAGACGGGCACCGTGCCAGCAGTAATTTCTTGACCCGTAATGGTCAGGTAGTTCCCTGCTACGGTAGCAAGCGTAACGTCAGTACTATTGTCTGTTCCTGCCTGATCCACATCTAAGGCAGTCCGTGCGGCAGCGGCAGTCGTGGCACCAGTACCGCCATTGGCAATAGGCAGTGTCCCGGTAACATCAGTAGTAAGGTCTACTTGCCCCAGCGTAATCTGCTGACCACTAAGTGTTAAGTAGTCATAAGCACCCGCCAAGGTGACATCGGTGCTATTATCTGTACCAGCTGCATCCACGCCAATCGTCGTGCGAACAGTAGCGGCGTCAGCATCGTCAAGGATGCTACGGGCAAAAGAAGTCAGGTCTGTGACTGCATAGGTGTCTGATGCGGTTGTGTACAGCATCTTATCTGCCGCCGTCGTGAGGCCAGCGATAGACGTAAGACCCGCATCCTGCGTCTGGTACGTGCCAAGGTCGCTTATCTGGGATTCGGTGATAGAGAGGGCGGCTTGATGCTGTGTGACGCTTGACTCAGAGATACGAGCATCTGCGAACGTGCCGCTAAGAATGTCACCCGTAGCTAATGCTCGTTCCTCATTGCCAGACGAGCCACCTATGAATACGTGCGTATCTGTAAGATTAGGAATGTCATTGGCGCGACCAGAGCCAGATACAATGATAATGCCATTGCTGTCAGAGCGGGCAACCTTACCAATGTTCTGTACCGCGTCAGCATTTGACGTTGGGCGCGTGTTTGTAAGCGCACCAGCGGTTGACGAAAGATATAGAACGTCACCAACGCTGTAAGAGCTGGTATCTACGCCAGCAAGCTCTCCATAAACTGTTACCTCACCATCGCTATTGTGGTTGATTGCACCAGCCGCAAGGCCAATGGCAGGATACTTACCGCTTGCATCAGCATCAGCAAGATCAATCAGAATCTTGTTCCCATTGTGACCGCTTATATAAACAGCGGCACCCTTAGCAATGGTAGAGCCTGTTGTATTTCGTACCTCAAGCGTAACAGAGTTTGCATCTGCGACCGTGCTTGGTGACACATACGAAAAAACACCAGTGCTGCTGTCATAGGAAAGTTCTGATGTATTGGTGCTTGTCAGGCTAATAGCCGTCCTTGCATCAGAGTCCGCATAGTGTGCGAGGTCAGAGATTTGGCTCTCTGTAATAGTCAGGGCAGCCTCGTGCTGTGTAACATTGGACTCAGCAACATTTCCGTCGCCAAGTGTACCAGTTACATCCGTGCTGAGGTCAATCTGCCCAAGCGTAATCTGCTGACCCGATAATGTCAGATAGTCGTATGAGCCAGCAAGAGTAACGTCGGTGCTGTTGTCGGTGCCAGCGGCATCTACGCCAATCGTAGTCCTGACAGTGGCCGCATCTGCATCATCAAGGATGGACCGGGCAAAGGAGGTCAGGGTAGTCGTTGCATACGTATCAGATGCTGTGGTGTACAGAATCTTGTCTGCAATGGTGGTCAAACCAGCAATAGAGGTCAGGCCGCTATCAAGAGGCTGATACGTTCCAAAATCACTAATCTGGCTTTCTGTAATGCTAAGTGCAGCCTGATGCTGAGTAACATTGGACTGTGCTATCCGTGCATCAGCCAAAGTGCCACTAACAATATCAGAGGCGTCGTGGGTGTGCGAAGATGGGGTAAATGTTGACGGTACGCCAGTTAGGTTTGCCCATGCGAGATAGTATGTTCCCTCTTGCCCGTCAAGAAGGTCTGCATCCAGATTAGAGCCTGTCCCATCTACCGTAAGAATTGCCGTTAGAAGCTCGCTGGCAGTGCCATACGTTTCGCTAAAGGAAATTACCCCCGTGCCGCTATTGTACGACAAATCTCCGCTTGCGCTAATGGCTGAACGGGCACGAGCATCAGTGTAATAAAGATTAGTTCCCTCGCCTAAGTCGCTCGTGGTAAATGATGCAAGGCTAACATTGCCAGTAAGAGTGTTAGAAGCGTCAACATACGTCCATGTAATTCCAGTTCCATCCTGAACAAGGGTGGCAACCCTATCGTCTACCGCCTCAGAAAAATCAGAAAGCTGTGCAGCGGTTACACTGTGCGGATTGCTTGTGTCTCCAGTATGCGAAGAAAGAGCAGCCGTTGTGGCATAGGAGCCAAGGTCACTGATCTGGCTCTCCGTAATAGACAAAGCACCTTGGTGCTGAGTCACGTTGCTTTCGGCAATCCGTGCATCGGCAAGGGTGCCGCTCGTGATGTTGGATGCAGCGACATCGCCCGTAAGGGTTCCGGTAAATGTCAGATCCGTAAAGGTTGCCGCAGCCGCAGTGGCAGATCCAATGACTGCACCATCAAGGCTCGTGACAGCCACTGTAATGGTGTCTGACGGGTCGTCGTGCGTGACTGTGACGTTAGCACCGCCCTGAATTACAACGTCTCCTAAGTGATCTCTGATGGCCTCACGGACAGAATCAGAGTCCATGAGGTTCTGCACCGTGATCTTCTTAGATACGGGCGTACCAGTAGGATCAGATACAGTCAGGATGAGATCGCCAGCCGCTACTGACGTTCCTGTTGCAACAGCCGCATCTGTCCACTTACGAGCCATTAGTTGACCTCAAATTTCATGATTTCGCCATCCTCGTACAGCATCGTCTCGCCGTCCTCAAATAGCATCCAGTACAGCGACTCAGCACTTAGGATCTTAATGTCAGCGGCGTACATGGTGATGTCCACGTTGGCCGCATACT